TTCCCCGCCTTCGCGGCCCCGGCGATCATCGCGGCGACGAGCTCGGCGACGGCGGGCCCGCCTCTGGGGCGGAGCCGGACGAACACCCGATGAAGGACCGTGACCACCGGCTTCCCGGTGTCGCGGTCGACGGTGGCCACCTCCCACTTCGTGGCCTCGCTCTGGGCCACCTCGAAGCGGGTCATGTCGGCGTCGATATGGAGGAGAAGATCCTCGACGGTGCGGATCGTCCTGGACGTCGAGCGGTACTCGAGGTCCGACCCGTCCCGCTTCTCAGTGATCTGCTCCGCGTCTTCGGCGGGCTTCGTTGCCGCGGCGACGGACTCGGTGACGGCGTGTCTCAGGCCCGTTCGGCAAGCCATGCGAGAACCCCCTGCTGTTTGACGTCAGAGAGACCCCTGGCGTGGAGATGCTCGACCACCGCCCTGGCAACGGCGCTTTTGTTGTTCGGGAGTCGGCCGGCGTGGAAGTCCTCGCGAACCGCGTCGAGCTCCGCCAGGACGTCGGCCGGCAGGGACTCCCACCAGCGGACCCCGCGCCTCTGGACCGTGGGGATCGAGGCCCGTATCGCGTCAGCCAGGCTCAACGCTTCCGCTTTCGGCATCGCTTCTCCCTCTCTGGTTCCGCGGGCTCGTCGGGCTTCGGTTTCGACCGTCGCCCGAACTCGATCAGCTGGGATTCCTCGGCCTCGGCCTGGCCGGTGATGTCGTCCTCATCGAGGCCCGACCATGTCTGGCCCGGTCTCTTTTTGCCCCGAGCCGTGGACATGGGCAACCTCACGATCCAAGGGCAAACCTCGAAAGGGCATTGAGCCAGCGCTCGATCCGGTCCACCGCGAGGGCCCCGACCCGGTTCATCCACTTCCGCCGACTGGCACAGCCGCAGTCGGCCACACCGAGCCAGGACGAGACGAGGGCCTCGGTGATCCCGACGGTCGTCAGGAGCCACGCCAGCGCGTCCCCGAGCATCGGCCGGGGGAGGTAGATCCGTGTCGCCGTACATTCCCGATAGGTGGGGAGACGGAGAGCGACATGGCCGCAGGCACGACAGGTAAGGTCGTCGGGGGAGTAGTCGCACAGCATCAGACAAGCTCAATTTTAGCGAGGCAGCCTGTATTGCGACTCGCCGACAAAACGCTCCCTGTCGTACAGGATTGATTCGTCCACAAGTAAACAGATGATGCGATAACTAACCCGGACGGGTTGCATTTCTGCTCGGTGACAACAACGCTCGGAATTGGGTCGGGATCTACAAAAAACATCTGCACCGAGCCCGTCGATCCGACGTTACACGTCTCAACACCGGGGTGCCCGCTGCATGTTTGTGTGCGGAATTGACCGGAAAGAGTTGTCCTAGAGAGTAATTCAAGCCTGTACCCAGGAAACGACTCTGTCGTGTAAGGTGGGTATCTGTCTGACAACCTCGGCCGCAGGGAGATAAGCCTGTAGTCTCCCGTGTTGCAAGTCTCTCCGGCCTCAATTGCCCATTCACAACTAGCAGACGGGCCGAAGTTAGTCCTGCTCAGATTCAGGACATAGTCCGCGTTCATGCTGTCGCATGAAAACGTTGACGTTGTCTTTGTGTACGGAGATGTCGTGCTTGAGCGTTCCACATGCGATGATGTAGAAGGGCCGACGTTGGTGTATCGGACTGTCACGCTTGACGACAGCGTTCCTGTGCAACACATGCGGCCCGCTGCGTCCTGGCCTTCGGCGTACCCCGTGGCGAACGTCCCGCATTGCGTGCATCCGCTCCCGCAACACGGGCACCCCGGCAGCAACAGCCCCAGCGGATACATGAGCGCCGCGAACACGAACACGCCCCACAGGGGCAACGCGGCAGGGTTGGCGGCGATCTCGGCAAGCATCATGAGCACTCCGCCGCGATCACGTAGTAATACCCGTGCCGGTGAAGCATGACCGTGCAGAACTTGCCCGTCGCGATGGCAGCGTAACGGTTGTAGGCGGAGAGCGTCACGCCGGTATCCGCCTCGCTTCCCGGAGCGCCGGCCCAGATCTGGAGCGTCGCCGTCGAGCCCTTCGCCCATGCGGCGGTTGTCTTGCAGAGAACCGCGTCGGAGTCGTCGCCGGATCCGTAGTCGGCAGGTGGCGCACTGCCGCCTCGGCCGCTGTTCTCGACACCGCGAACGGCTCGGCTGATCCGCCCCCACGTTTCGCGGGATGCCCCGACAATTCGCCTTGTCATGATGGCGTCCCGAAGGCGGAGGTGAACGAGATTTTTCCGTATGGGTCGAAGTCGAGCGCCACAGGAGACGTCCCCGGCGGGAGGGCAACACCGCTAGCCAGAGCGACAGCCTGTTTCACCGGCCTTCCTTCCCTGCCAAGAATGGCCCGTCTGTTCGTTCCGGTGCTTGTCGGCACTCCGCTGGCATCCACCCGTTCATTGAAACCCATGTCCCAGGGCTTCACATGCCAAGTATCTTCTTTGTAGTCGAGCTCAAACGTCGCTTCCCAGTACGGAGTTGCCGTCTGAGTTGCTCCGCTCTGAGTGACAATGATCTTCTTTTGAAGATTCCCAAACGTGCATTTCCAAGTGTCGACAGCACTTGAACCAAGGCTCGGCCAGAGATCGTTGTTAGTCTTGTTCGACGATCCTTTGATCTGCGCAAAGGCGGTACTGATGGACGTATATGAACGAGTCAGCGTCCATCCCATGTAGCAGATCTCGCGCTCCATCCCCTCGAGCGGATCGCCCGCAGAGTTGGCAAGGATGTTGCCGTTGCGGTCCTGAAAGAACGGCAGCGTTTGCGTTGTGCCTCTGGCTTGCCACGCATCCATCGGCAGGCCGGTAATCGGGTCCACTTCAACGGTCGGAACGTAATACTGAACGGTCACCGCCCACAGGAGCCCGGAACCGTCGGCCGCTGAGTAACTCCACTTCATCGCCTTACAGGCGGCAAACGAAGGATGAGCCGTCCCGTAGGCCACGCCGGGGGCCGTCAGGATTGCGGCCACGCTCGTCGTCGGTGGCGGAGCGTCGACACGCACCAGCCATGTTTCCGACAGGTTGTGCGATTGCCGAAACTCACCGTCACCGGAGGCTTTGTTGGGCGTGTATTTTGTTGCGATGACGGCCATGGTTTATCCCGCGAAGGACAGCTCCTCAATATCGACGCCCATATCCTCGGTGTTGTCAGCGATCCGCTCGGTGGCCCGGGCCGTCCGCTCCGCAGCGTCTTCCGCCGTGCCGCGCATCAGGCGGAACATCTCCGCGATGCCCTCCTTCGATCGCGAGTCGACGGCCTTCACCTCCTGCTTCGCGGCGGCAACACCAGCGACAACACCATCCGCGAAACCGCCCCCGCCGGCTCCGCCGATGGTCGTCTTGTTGGCCTGGTCCAACTGACCGGCCGACAGCCTGGACCTTGCGAGTGCCGCATCGAGGGCCGCCGTCAGCGGACCTCCGCCAACGGCACCGCCCCCGGCCCCGAAAGCGTTGGAGAAGTTCTCGCCGGCCATGGCCAGATTCTTCCGGGCGCTTTCGGCGATGACGTAGGACATCTCCCGGGCGGATTTCGAGATCACGCCAACGATCCGAACGGCACCAGTCAGGATGATTTGGAAGACCCCGGCGACAGCCCGCAACACCCCCGCCTGATAGGACAGCGTCCGACCGATCAGGTCGGTGACGGAACCCCAGACGGCCCCGATGTTCCCCGCGAACTCCCACACGCCAGACAGGCCAGAGATCAGCCAGTCGCCGACACCAGCCATGAAGCGGGCCCCAGCGATGATCCCCTCCCCGATGGCCTGGCCGATGTTGGCCCCGCCGATGCTGCCGACGAAGTCGGTAAACGTCGTCGCGATCGAGGTGATGGACGGAGCGAGGTAGGCGGTGATCTGTTTCACGATCCCGCCGATCGCGGCGTGAACCTTGGAGAAGGAATCATTCATGGCCTCGACGTCCCGCCCCTGCGCCCCGGTGAGGGCCATTCCGAACCGCTGGGCCTCCTCGGTGGCCTCCCGGATCGATCCAGCCCCGCCGGCAAACAGGGGGAGCATCTCGGCCCCGGCTTTGCCGAACAGCTTCACCGCCGCCGCGGCCCGCTCCGCCTCGGTCGGCAGACCCGCGATCGCGTCGGTGATCGCGGCGAACCGCTCCGCCGAGGACTTCCCCTGGAGGTCGTCGAGCGAGAGGCCGATGGCCGAGAATCCGGCCTTCGCGATCTCCGACCCCTGGGCCGCCTTCACGAAGGCGATATCGGCCTTCGTCGCGGCCTTCCCGATGACGTCCATCGAGACGCCAGCCAGGTCGCCAGCATGGGCAAGCCCGGCCAATTCCCCGTAGGTCATCCCGAGCCGGGCCGACAACTTGCTGGTCGAGTCGATCACCTCGGCCTGGGCCTGGCCAACGCTCACCAGGGAGCGGGCGTAGCCCATTGCGGTCGACGCGACGGATCCCAGCAGCTGGGCCCCGGAGATCGCGTTGAGCAGCTGCATCCCGGAGCGGAGACTGGCGACGTCCTTCTGGAGCCCTTTGAGACTGGAGCTCGCCCGGCTCACACCAGCCGCCAGCCCCGAGCTCGAGGCCGTGAAGATCGCGGAGACTTTGCCGATCGCTGCCATGTCAGATCCCCTTCCGTGCCATTTGTTCCGCGAAGGCCGGGATCTTCCGGAGCTCCGCGATCATCTCCTCCGTCGTCTGGACCGGGGCCCGGTAGGAAGGCAGGAACTTCTCCTCGAAGTCGGGCTCGACCTTGGCCCCCTGGGCCGCCGCCGCCACCGCCGCGAGTTTCCCCGTCCTGGCCCAGTCATCCCCGAACGGCTCGACCCTCCAGAAGGCCATCCACCACTTCAGCTGTCGGAGCGTGATCTGCTTCGACAACGTTTCGACATCCAACACGCCACACGCCAGCGCCAGCCGCCCGAGAAACAGGGTCAGGGGCTGGCCGCGGATTTTTCCGCCTGGTCCTCGATCTCTTGGTCGTCGACCCGGAGGAGCTCGATCCCGACCTTCCACACCTCGAGGAGCCCGTCGGGCTTCCATCCGGCGAGCGTCGGGAGATCGGCATCGGAAAACAGCCGCTGCCCCGCTTCGTCACACAGGAGGAGGGAGGCCACCTTGGCGCGCCACGGGGCCGGTCGGCCCTTGTTCTCCTCGCAGAAGACGGACCACTCGTCGTAGGTTTGGGCGGTCGGATCAAGGAGGAAGACATCCCCGCCCCATGCGGCGACATGGAGCCGCTTCGGGGGGGCTGTCCTGTTGGCCTCGAGGGCCAGGAGATCATCGCGAGTCAGCATCGGTTACCCCGTGAACTGGAACTGATAGGAACCCTGGATCAATTCGCCGGCGGAGCCCACACGTTGCACGCTCGCCAGTTGGGCGGTCAGGCTGGTCGACACCCCGCCTGCAGAGAACGCCAGCGTTCCGGACAGCCCGATATCCGCGCGCGAGAAGGGGGGATTGCCCCAGCAGCGGAAAGAGATCGAGCCGGGCTCGATGATGGTGATCTCGACTTGGCGGATCACTCGCGTGTTGCCGCCGCTGCCGACGATCGTGGCCGATGCCCCGGTCGTGTCGGTCGGTGATGCGGCCCCGTGGACCTCGTCGAAGCCGACAAAGGCACCGAGCGAAACTCCACCGAACGAGACAGACGCCCCGGCCGCTTCCGCGTAGGCTCCCGGCATCCGTCACCTCCGGTCAGCCGGTGACGGTGAAGGTGGCGTTGCCCTTGACGAACTCCCCGGCCGCTCCGCCTTCCTCGGCCTCATCACAGATCGCGTTGACCCCGGTGATGCCCAGCGCCGTGCATGCGATCGCGTAGGCCGCATCGGTCGAGGGGGAGTTTTTGCCCCAGTATTCCAGGGTGATGACGTCGCCCGGCTTGAGCGGCTTCACCTGGAACTTCCGCCGGGAGCCGACAGCCTGGGTGCAATCGGAGACGTCCTCCTTCTCCGAGGCCCGCTTCACCTTGAGGTTGGTAACGCGGTACTCGATCGAGTTGAACGTGAACGTCAACCCTTGCATGGTGTCGATGACTGCTGGCGCGACGGGCATGGTTACTCACTCCAGCGGATGAAGAGTTGAAGCTCGATCACGAAGTAGGACGGCAAGTCCTGGCCATCGGTGAGGTAGACGGCGGTCCCGTCGCGGTCACTCGAAACGTGAACGTGGTCGATCGTCGCCCCGCCCCCGGTGCCGGTGAAGTTCTGGACGGCCCCGACGATCGCGTCGGCCGCGGCTCGGGCCGATGTCCAGGTCGCCCCGCACACCTCGAGCGTGAAAGTCCCCTCCGCGAACCCGGTCAGGCCGCTTGTCTGGAGGGGCCGCTCGGTCGATTCGCGGGAGTAGACGACGAAGGGCAGGGCCGCAGACTCCGAGACAGCCACCGGCCAGGCCGTGGCCCCGGCGGCGGTCTCGATCGTCGTCTTCAGCCATGCCTCGGGGCTGCTCATTCAGCCTCCCCGGCCGGGTCGGCCTCGATCACGCCAGCGGCCAGGAGCTCGGCCAGCATGGCGGCATCGACGAACAGGGCATCCCCGGGGACGTAGGGGCCCCAGGGCTTCGTGAACTTGACGAGGACGGTGTCCATCGGTGGGGCTCCTTATCCGGGGCGGGTGGCGGCTTCTCGGGTGGCCCGCTCGAGGCTCACACCCATTTCGATTTCCATGTTCGACAGGATGCCGGACTTCTTCGCGGCGAGCGTGTCGCGCAGCATGTGCTTCGGGGGCATCGTGCCGGTTGAGCCCTGGCCGCTGCCGAAGGTGTTCCCCCTCACTCCCTTCCGGCGGCGCGGCTTGCTGCCTTGCTCGACGAGAACGGAGTGGTCGCCCTTCTGGTTCTTCTTCTTGCCCTTCCGCGAGAACCCGACGATGCCGATGGCGGTCCCGCGGAAAGGCTCGTTGGGCCCCCGGGTGACCTTCTTCCCGAACTTGACCACGGTGGTCACCGATCGCCGTAGGTTGCCGGTGGCCCCTCGAGGTGTCGCGGCCTTGAGGGCCGGAACAAACGGCTTGATCGATCGCCGGATCGACGCCTTGAGGTGTTTCCGGGCGAGCGACCCGGGGAGCTTCGCGTAAGCGCGGATCAGGTCGTCGAGCTCGCGGTTGCTCTTGTCGCCGAAGAACGCGGAGAAGAACAGCCCGGGGGCGCTCATGTCTTCTTCTCCGCGGCCTGGATCGTCTGCTCCGGGTCAGAGTCGTCACCGACGACCGAGGACACCACGAGGATCCGGCCGAGCCGGCTTTCCCAGATGATTCGGGACGAACCGTCGAGGCCCGGGACCGAGGGGACGACGATCAGGTATGAAGCCTGTCCAGATGTCTGGCCCTGCTCCTGGGTCTCGTTGTAGCCGACNTGNTCGATCGATCCCCGGCGGCGGGCGATCTTCACCCAGGAGATCGACGACACCTCNCCCACGGCGTTCCGCGTNTCGACGGGGCGCTCGAATCGGAAGGTATGGACCTTGTTCCCGGCGGCGGTTCGGTCGCCCATGTCAGTAGGCCCCCGTGATCGAGATCGACGCCAGGAGCGTCTCGATGCCCATGGGGAGCTCGTTGGCAATCGTGCCGGTGACCACGCCTTCCCGGTTCTTGAAGC